TCTTGTTATATAGTGTTCTTTAATCAAACTGTCGTTATAATCTATCTGCTGGTATATTTTTGTAAGGTTAAATAAAGACTGTTTACTTTCATCTCTAAAAGCGTGAGATTCTGTTCTTGGAAACTGACGATAAAACTCATTAAGTGCATCAGCATCATTCTTTAATGAATCAACCTCTGCCTCCCAATAGTCTATAGCACCATTTTTAATCCAAGAATTATCAACTCCCATTATTGGCTCTTTCGGCTTGTAGAATACAGGCATACCATATCTATTAATAAATCCTTCCATATTCCATTCCATAGGAATAAATAATGAATATAATCCTGATTTGGTTTGACCATTAGCATTTCTAACTAAAACATTAGAATCCTCATACATATCTTTATAGTTCTGACCTCCTTTTGATAAAGCATTTGAGGTAGAACCCATCATACATTTACCAATAATTTTAGAACCCAATCGAAGACACGTTTTAGTTACGCGCCAATTCTCCTTAATATTATTTGGCTTAGTCCATTTACCGGACTCATCGTGAGCCAGGAATAATAGTTTTTCCCCATCATAGGAGTTATCTTCTGTATTTTTCCAGTCTATTGATGTATCTAATCCCTCTATCCTTTCGGCCTCTGAGTCATACATATTTTTCTTTGTAATCTTAGAAGCAGGTACTCTAAACGCCAACTCTGTTTTAGGCTTATCCATACCGTCCATAATTGGCTTAAAGAAAAAAGGAAGTCTACTATTAATAGGTACAACTTTATCTGTAAACATTTTTTTAGCATCGGCCCCTGTTTTTGATAAGATACCAACTCGTGCATCTTTTGCAAGAGTTCCGATATTTACAGCCTCAGAAGAAGACATAAAGGAGAATCCTGAACGTCTAATTTTAAGGTATATCATACCAAAACATCTCTCGTCAGCTTTACAGGCTTCCCAAAACAACCAATATATTCTATTGGCTTCACGAAAGTCAGGATAACCAACATCAATACTTGACCATTGCAAGTACATATAATGAGAACCAGTTATATAAGTTTTGACTCCGTTATTCATAAACCAAGTCCCCTGTTCTCTAAAATCAAATTCTTGCTCAATATAATCTACCCATCTGTTTTTAAATTCAGCAGGCATTTCATTCCATTGAAATATTGATTGTATTCTTTCTAATGATTTAGGAATAGGCTGTCTTTCCCAATATTGCTCAACTTTACTTGAACTCCTTTGAAAACATTTATCAGGAGTAGGTGGTATTGCTATATAGACACCTGAGATATTTATCACATCTCCGATTTGTCCTGTTTTAGAAATGATCACTACATTGTATTGCTCATTATAACCATATACCCAAGACTTTACTCTGTTTTTATTAGAGATAACTCCTTTAGGTATATAGTCACTGACTACAGTATATAAACTATTTTGACCTTCTTTCCGCAAACCCTTGTCTTGTATCAGTTCTACTTCCTCCTTTTTCAGATAGCTCTATGCTTTCTTTTTCAGCTTCAATTCTATTAAGAATCTCAAACGCATCAAATATAGCCAATTTCTTCGTTGCTGCTGCATTCTTTAACTTATCAGCAGCCAAGTCATCTCCTTCGCTATTTGGATCCAATATAGAATCCTCAGCAACCTTGATTAGTTCTTCAACAGCTTTATGTCCTGCTGCTATTATTCTTAGCTTTATATCTTTCGTACTCATAACTTATTTATAAAACATTACATAAACCATTCGCCCCTCTTTCCAACCTGTGTTTGGATATTTACTATGAAAGTAATTAGAGGGATACATTAATGCTCTATTCGGCTTATAACCAATTACAGAATGTAAATCCCAATTATCTAAATTATTAGCTTCTTCTGAAAGAAATCTATTCGCTTCTTCATCAGACACATCAATAGGCATTTCGTATCCAACTTCCTTATGCTTCCAAAAGGCAGTACCGTGAAGTCCTTCTTTTGTTGATTCAGATATATACAATACTAAAGCTCTCTCAGGTCTTATGTCTCCAACCTTAGAATCAGCGTGTATCCTCCAATCAGTATCTAACTCTTCTGTAGCTACCCTAAAGAAACCTAATAAACATTCTCTCTTAACTCCGTCTATTTTACTTAATTTATCAAGAACTAAATTATCAAATTCCTCATTAGTATATTGAACCCAAAAGGGTTTATCTCCGACATCTACTCTAACAAATTCATTGTCAGATAAATGCTGATATACAGATTCGTATAAATCTTTTTCTAAAAAATTATCTACAACATTTATCATAGCTTCATTGTTATTTGGTGGTCATACATACGGTATAGTTTTTCTCCATCAACAGTAAATTCATATTCACTATCGGGCTTAAAGCATATAAGGTCTCCTGAATGAATACCTTGACTAATCAAATATTCATTTGGATATACCATCTTGCCCATTAATGGCTCTTCTTTAAAAGGTTTTTTGATGTATGATTCAATTGCAGGAATTGGCTTAACAAAACAATATCTATCGTATGCAAACCAATTATTATCTTTCTTATACATAAAGAATTGATCAGTCTCAATAAAGAATAAATCATCTTTAAAGAAACTTTTTCCGCTTTTCTGACGACCTCGCATATCATTGTAATACTTAAAAGCATTATGATGCACAAGTAGCGTGTCTCCTATTTCTATAGGACCGGTGTAACCTAATGGTAATTCAACAACTTCTGCATAGCGATTAGAAAATTTAGAGTCCTCTTCTGAAGTACTCACTATAAATTCTATCCCTGCTATGTCTTTTGTATTGTCGTATCGTTTTCCATTTTTAGGCTTTGCAATAAAGTAAAATGGAGATTTCATTAAAAATTTATATTATATTCGATTGAAATTGGTATTGGAAGATAGAATTCTTTCCATAAGACTATCTCTTCTTTTAAATTTACAATGTAAATTTTAAAAGATTTTCGATTTTCATCAAACCTGATAAGATGGATTTCATTAGTATCCCCAAGCACCTTTTGACCAACGATATAATGCATAGCGTTGGTCTTATATTCGGAGCCTATAGAGATTTTTCTTATATCCACTTTATTTTATTTCAGGTACTGTAATTTCTCCAGTGGTAATATTAATTTCAACATTACCAAACTCTTCTTCTAACTCTTTTTTAAATTCATTAAAAGCTTCTTGTTTTTGAGCGATTTCATTAACCACTTGAGATTTAGTAAGTTCGTATTGGAATTGAATATTCCCTAACGTTGCAGATGCGTTAATCATAAATTGATTAAACTCTTGCAGTTTTTCTAACTGAGATTCTGAAATTTTGTTTTCCATTTTATTTTAGATTTTATTAAATTTCTACAAATATAGTTAATTATTATTAAATGGAGGTGGTAATGTTACATATACAGGATTGATAATTAATTCAATCTGTTCTGCAATGTTTAATTGTAAAGCGGGTACATCCATTGTTGCTTCCATCCATCCGATAACTTCTGCTTCTGTTAAGTCTGGATAAGGTATGAATGCTTCAGGTGTAGGTGTTCCTACCGCTTGTGCTCCATAAACATTAGCTGTAATTCCGTTCTCATCTGTTCCGATGTAAATCCAATGCACCGTTGTAACAACGTCCATTAATCCATCCTCGTCTACCCTACAATCAAATGCAGGAAAATTCCAAGTGTAAGTAATCATAATTATTTAGTTTATTTATTATTAATTTGTCATCATTCCTCTAACTGTTATTCTTATCCAAGCATTGTTACCTGAGGTGTTCGTTAAAACCAAGGTTTGGCCACTTCCTCCTAAAGAAAACACAAATCCAGACATATTGCTCCATTCTATTTGTCGTTTGTCTATCATATTACCGCTGCCCATACTTTTCCACCCCATATATACTGTACCTACTGCATAATCGCCTCCATCATCAAGTCTAATCATATACTCTACTATTGCTCCAGCATAATGAAGTAAGTCAAATGTTATAATATTTGTAGCTCCACCTCCTATAGATATCGGCTTTGGAGCGTATATGTGTGGCAC